GGGAACCGGGTCGTGTACGGCTCGGGATCGTGGATGAACGGCGACGCCTGGGATGCCCTGGCCGAGCCGCTCGAGGTGCCGGACGGTACGGATGTAGTGGCTGGCTTCGATGGTTCGGACATTGACGACTGGACGGCGCTGCGCCTGGAGACACTGGACGGCTACCAGTTCACCCCGACCTATGGGCCGGACGAACTGCCGACGGTGTGGAACCCGGCGGACTACGGCGGGCAGGTGCCGCGCCTGGAGGTGACGGCCGCGATCGACGAGGTGTTCACCCGGTACAACGTGCTGCGGCTATACGCGGACCCGCCGTACTGGGAGTCGGAGATCGATGCAGCTGCGGAGAAGTACGGCGAGAAGCGAGTGCTGCGCTGGTACACATACCGCACCGTTCAGATGCACGCGGCTGCTGAACGCCTGCTGACGGATGTCACGAAGTCGGATGCCGCGTTCCGGCATGACGGCTGCGGTACGACGGCCGTGCACATGCGGAACGCCCGGAAGGCGGCACGTGCTGGGGGTCGTTACGTGCTAGCCAAGGCGTCCCCGACGCAGAAGATCGACGCGGCGATTCCGAGCATCCTCGCCCATGAGGCGGCCGGTGACGCGATGGCGGCTGGTCAGGCGAAGCCGAAGAAGAAGTCGAAGATGCTGGTTCTGCGGTGAGGCGAGGTGAGCTGTGGAGCGCACCGAGCTGGAGTGGCTGAAGCATCTGATCGCGTGCCATGACAAGGAGAAGCGTGAGCTGGAGCGGCTGAACTCCTTCTATGAGGGGACTCAGCCGCTCTCCTATATGGCGCCGGAGTTGCAGCGGGAGCTCGAGGAGTCGGTCCGCCAAGTGGTCATCAACTGGCCGCGCCTGGTGGTCGACTCCATCGAGGAGCGCCTCGATGTGGAGGGGTTCCGTTTCCCGGGCGAGGCGGAGGCCGACGCCGAGTTGTGGCGGATCTGGCAGGCCAACGATCTGGACGAGCAGTCACAGCAGGGGCATCTGGACGCCCTGGTGATGCGGCGCGCGTATGTGGTGGTCGGCTCGAACGACGAGGACCCGGCTACGCCGATCGTTACTGTCGAGTCAGCGTTGGACGTTTATGCGGAGCATGATCCGCGAACGCGCCAGGTGGCTGCCGCGGTGAAGCGGTGGCGTGAGGGCGAGGGCCCGTCGGCGGTCGATCACGCGACGTTGTATCTGCCCGACGCGACGATCTGGTGGGTGAAGGACAGCGGCGAGTGGGTTGAGGATCCCGATTTCCCTCGCGATGACCACGGCATGGATGCGGTGCCGGTGGAGGTGCTGGCGAATCGTCCGCGCCTGAAGTGTGCTGACGGGACGAGCGAGTTGGCGGATGTGATTCCGCTGTCGGATGCCGCCTGCAAGATCGCCACCGACATGATGGTCAGTGCCGAGTACCATGCCACGCCGCGTCGCGTGGCGTTCGGGTTCGGCGAGGAGGACTTCGTCGACGAGCAGGGGCGCAGGCTCAGCGCGTTCAGCCGGATCATCGGCCGGATGTGGGCGACGGAGAAGAACCGCAAGGACGATGGCGCCGATGTGGTGCAGTTTCCCGAGACGTCGCTCACCAACTTCCATTCGACGCTGGAGCAGTTGGCGAAACTCGTTGCCTCCTTGTCCGGTCTGCCGCCGTACTTCCTTGGTCAGTCAACTGCGAATCCGGCGTCGGCGGACGCGATCCGCTCGTCGGAGGCCCGGCTGGTGAAGCGGGCGGAGCGCAAGCAGCGGGCGTGGGGTGGCGCGTGGGAGCGCGTCATGAGGCTGGTGATCCGCGTTCGCGACGGAGCGTGGAACGGGGACGCCCGGGCGTTGGAGACGATCTGGCGGGATGCGTCGACACCTACGGTGGCGCAGGCCGCGGATGCGGCGGTGAAGAAGTTCCAGGCGAAGATCGTGCCGTTGCGGCAGACCCGCGAAGACCTTGGCTACACGCAGGCGCAGATCGCTCGCATGGAGGAGCAGGACGAAGAGGCTGCGCGCGCGGTGATGCAGCGCCTTGCGGGCGGCGACGTGATCCCGCTGTTCGGACCGAAGCCGGACGCGACAGCCGAGGACCTACCGCCGGACCTGGCGGCTGAGATGGCTGGGGTTGCTGGTGGCGACACCGGCTGAGCTCGGGCGGACCCGCTACGCGCAGGTGTCGACGATGATTCGGGCAATCGTCACGCAGATTCAGCAGATCTGGCGCGGAATGTCGGCGGAGTCAATCGAGGAAGATCTGCTTGGGCAGGCGGGCGCGGAAATCACCGAGGCTGTAGTTCAGGGCCAGTTGTCGGTGGCGGATGCGGCGCAGACGTATATCGCCGCGCAGATGGCGGCCCAGGGCGGGTCGGCGCTGGCGGAGGCCGCTCTGGTTGCGTCGGCTTTTGCGGGCATCGCCCCGGACGGGGGGTCGTTGGAGACGCTGTTGTTCCTGCCGGCGATCGGCGTGCGGCGGCGGCTCGCGGCGGGAATGGTGCCGGAGGAGGCGATGCTGGGCGGACTCGCTGACATGGCCCGGTATGCATCCACGGCGATCAGTGATTCGGCTCGCTCTGCCGATCAGGTGAGCATGGCGGCGAACCGGTCCTGTGTCGCCTACGTGCGGATCGTGCAGCTGCCTGCGTGTTCTCGCTGCATCATCCTGTCGGGCCAGATGTACAGCTACAGCACTGGGTTCCTGCGGCATCCCTCGTGTGACTGCGTAACTGCTCCACTTCGCGAGCATGAGTGGCCGGACGTTCCGACGCCGCAGCAGTTGTTCGACCGCATGCCGGCGGCCGATCAGCGCAGGGTGTTCACGAACGCCGGGGCGCGTGCGATCAACTCGGGCGCGGATATCGGGCAGGTGGTGAACGCCCGTCGCGGCATGTCGACGGCACACCTGTTCGGCCGCGATCTTCAGGTGACGTCGGAGGGGACGACGCGGCGCGGCTTGTACGGCAGGCGCATGCGTCGCGCCGGCGGGGAGTTCATCCGCGTACCGGGCCAGCGCTATTCCCGGGTTACGGCCCCGCGCCTCATGCCCGAGGAAATCTTTCGGATAGCCGACGGCCGCAACGAGCAGATCAGCCTGCTCTGGCGCAACGGCTATCTGTCGTAGACCGCTCAACCATGGGGTGCCGCAATGGCCCCCTTTCGCCATGCACACGAAAGAGACGCAATGTCTGACTTGATGACGGCGCCGGCAACCGGCGTCACCTGGTTCAAGCTCACCCGGCACGACGACCCCGATCCTGCACCTGAGCAGCCCCCCGAGCCTGCCGCGGACCCGGATCCCGAGCCGCTCGCCGACCCCGAGCCTGACCCGGCGGATCCTGCCGACCCGGAGCCGGACCCTGAGGGTGCGGACAAGCTCGGAGACGCCGGCAAGAAGGCCCTGGACGCCATGAAGGCGGAGAAGGCGGCGGCGAAGAAGGAGGCAGCCGAGGAGCGGCGCAAGGCCGCAGCCCTGGCAAAGAAGGTCCAGGAGTTCGAGGACGAGAAGAAGTCCGAACTGGAAAAGGCCGCGTCGAAGGCGGAACGCGCGCAGGAACAGGCCACGAAGGCGGTCGCCCGCGCAGTGCAGGCCGAGGTCAAGGCCGCAGCGCGGGAGCAGTTCGCCGACGCAGGTGATGCCGTGGACGTCCTTATGCGAGACCCCAGTAAGTACGTGGACGACTCCGGAGATATCGACACCGAGGCCATCGAGGCCGACCTGGCGGACCTGCTGGAACGCAAGCCTCACTGGGCCAAGCAGCAACCGACGCCGGAGCCTGCGGTCGAACCGGCCGCGGCCAGGCCTCGGCCGAAACCCGACCCCAGCCAGGGCCCGCGGCCTCCCGTCCCGGCGACTGACTTCCTGAACGCCTCCAAGGAGGACGTTGCGAAGGAGCTCGCGAAGTACGGCTACAGGCAGCGCTCGTGATCGAAGTCCGTGCCCGGCTGGGCGACGGACTCACCTCCATTGAGGTGTCCGGACACGAGGGTCACGCCGAGGACAGCCGCGTCTGCGCCGCCATCACGGCCATCACGCAAACCGCTCTGCTGGGCCTGGAGCAATACGCCCTTCAGTACCCGGACCTCGTGTCCGTAGAAATCACCGAGGAGTAGGAATGACCATCACCATGACCGCGGCCCGCCCGCGGATGAACGTCCAGCGGCGCACGGCCCGGCCGTGGTTCCGCCTCGACCGGCACGCCGGGGTGCGTGCGGCGCTGCCCGCGGGCATCCAGGCGATGCTGCAGAACGGCATGCTCGACCGGGTGTTCCGGGACGCGCTCGTGCCGAACTTCCTGTTCCCGCAGATCGCGGACTCGGAGCCGTGGATGGGCGGCCTGGGTGACACCAAGACGTTCACCCGCAAGGGCCTGCTGGCGCCGGTGACGACCCCGGTGACGGGTTCGGATCCGTCGGCGGCGACGTACTCGATCGAGCAGTGGTCCGTCACCATGGACCAGTACGCGAACTCGATGGACACCAACATGCTCGGCTCCGCGATGGCGCTGGCCAGCAAGTTCCTCGCGGACATCGAGAACCTTGGCATCAACGCCGGTCAGACCATCAACCAGGTCGCCCGGAATAAGCTGTACAAGGCGTACTCGGGTGGCCGCACCTGGGCGACCGCGGCAGCTACGTCGGACACCAGCATCGTGGTGGAGTCCACGAATGGCTTCGAGACTGTCATGGTCAACGGCGTCCCGACTGCGGTGTCCGCGTCGAATCCGCTGGCCGTCACGATCGACGGCGTCGCGAACACGGTGACCGGCGTCAACACCGGCACCAAGACCCTCACTCTGGGCACCGCGCGCGTGGACGTGGTCGGCGACTACGTGGTGGCCGCGAACGCCCCGGTCAGTGTCCGGGCGACCGGCGACAGCGCGTTCGACCTGTCCAGCTCGAACGTGGTGACGTTCGCAAACTTCCGTGCGGCCGTGGCCCGGCTGCGGAAGATGGCGGTGCCCACGGTCGGCGGCTACTACGTCGCCCACATCGACCCCGACACCGAGGCCCAGCTGTTCGCCGACTCGGACTTCAAGCAGGCCCTGCAGGGCCGGGTCGACTCGCCGATCTACACCGATCTGTCGATCGGCCGGTTCGCGGGCATCGACTGGGTCCGCAACCTGGAGGCTCCGGTCATCACGAACGGCGGCTCGGCAGGCACGCTGACGGTGCACCGGCCGATCGTGCTCGGGGCGAACGCGCTGATGGCAGCCCCGTTCGAGGGCACCAACAACCTCCTCGCCGGAACCGGCGTCGAGGACGTGCCGGAGATCCGCACCATCGCCGCTGCGCCGGCTGTCGACGTCACTCTGCTGGTACGTCCGGCGCAGGACCGTCTGCAGCAGGTCATCTCGTCCACCTGGTCATGGGTGGGCGACTTCGGTGGTCCCTCCGATGCGGGCACGGGCGACGCGGCGCTGTACAAGCGCGGCGTGGTCATCGAGCACGCCTGACCGTCTCCCGCCGGCGCGGCCGATGCCGCGTCGGCGGGATTCCCGAGGAGGAGCACAGACATGCGCGTGCGCGTGCTGAAGACAGTCAGGGCGTACTGGAACTACGAGGTGCGCGACTTCCCGCCCGAGTCGGAGTTCGACGGCGACCTAGCCCGGCATCTCGCGGCGAATGCCCCCGCGGACACGGTGGAAGTCCTCGAAGCGGATCCCGAGCCGGAGGCCAAGGACCCTGACGCGGACGGTGGTGAGGATGGGGCGCCTGCCGAGCTGGACATCGACGGAACGGCGCAGGCCGTGCTGGCCTGGGTCGGGGAAGACCCGGATCGTGCCGCCGAGGCGCTGGCCGCGGAGCAGGCGAAGGACAAGCCGCGGTCGACGCTGGTGAAGCAGCTGGAGAAGCTCGCCGACTCCGACGAGGGCGACGAGTAGCCAGGAGGGGGCGCCATGTCCCTGCCCAA